TTATGGATTGGTTTCAAGTGGTTGCTCTGACTCAGACTGTGCTTCTTTTCCTTGCTCCAGCAAAGCAGCAATGATTTTTTGATCGCGTAGCTTAACAGAATCATTGATAGTCTCTGCAGATCGTACAATAGCTGCTTCCAACTCCCGACGTTTCTGACGCCCTTCATCAATAGCTGCAATAATGCCATTATTTTGGGCAACCAAACTTTCTGCCAATTTGGTAACAGATGCTACTGAAAGGGTCGGATTCTGAGCAGTGCGTTCCATCATCGGGATGGCTTCTTTTGATGTATCCGCAAGCATTTGAAGGGCAGCATTATTAGCATTGACAATCGCATCTGCCGTCTGGCTAGACTTGATAGATTGTTGTAAGATGCCCAACTGTGCAATGGACAATTTCATTGTTGGAATAGTATTGCGACGTAACATCCCAAGGCGCTGTTTCATATCCGAAGAAACCTTGACCAGATTACGCATCTGCGGTGTCGTTGTCCACGCGACATATAAGCGACTCATATACTCAGAATGTTGTTGTTCGAGGATATTAGCAACCTCTGTTACACGTGCCAACTTCTCAGAAGCTACTTGATAATCGACTGTAGTCGGTACTAAAGTTTCGAGGTTTTCTTGTGCCAATTTTGCACGCTCTGCAGCTTCCTGACCAGTCGCTTCAATAAAGGCGATGACCCCCACCAAATTCTCGATAGACTTGGTATTATTTTCAATCAAAAGCTCTGCAGAAACAATATTGCGCGCCAACACCTCTTCCTGCTTGACCACACTGGCTGCCATGCTATCCATTTTCTTTTCAATGGTCTGCGAATCAAAATAAAATTCCTGCAAATCATTTTTGGTCTGCTTGAACAGGCGTTGGAAGAAACCTGGTTTCTTTTCTAATTCAGCAGTTGTGGAAATGTCCTTATACTTAGCCACAAAACCATTCAATTCACGGTTGGTATTGGCCAAAAGCTCATCCACCTGTGGAATTTCAATCTTCTTCTGTTCTGACAGGATGTGATTGACCGTGGCATTGACTTCTTCTACCGCTTCCTTACCAAAATCCAAGAGAGCATTTTGATTAGCTAAGAAATTATCCACCAATTGGGGAGCCTTGGCACGAATACCTGTTTGTTGTTCCGGTGTCAACTGTGCCAAAAAAGACACTTTTGAATTATCTCCAGTCGGAGTCGCTTGAATAAGCTCTGTTGTCTTATCTTTGGTTGATAAACTATTATTAGCAATCTGATCAATATCGAAATTAAATCCTGACATCTTCTCTATTCCTCTTCTCTTTTCATCATACGCAGACTGACTTCAAAATCTTTCATATCCGCTTCGTTAAATTGTTTGATGGTATCATCCAAATCCTTATCAAACATTTCCATGGCTGATTTTGCCTGCACCAATCGTTCTTCTGCGTTAAAATAATCTTTCGGTGATTTTTTGATTTTCAAATAACCTTGTAAAATATCGTTAAACCGATTCATATTGGCCTCATGGATAGCTGTCAATTCTTCCCTCTTATCTGTCGCCTTTTCCAGCTTTTCAAGAATAACAAGATTGTCTCTTTGAATATTACAATAGGTTTCTAGAATTTCAGGAGCTAAATCCGCTATCATGCCTTGCTCAGCCATCACAGCATTACCACCAGTAGAAACCTGTGTGTCAGTATTTTTTTCTGTTTTAGCTTCTGGCAGTTTTAAATGATATTTTAGTTGCAAGGTATCTACAACTTCTTTACTTTCATATCCATTCAGATATTTTCCAACTTTTTGATAGAGCTGATCTAATTCAAATAATTGTCCTAACAGTCTGTTTCTCAACTGTAACACAACCTTATCCTCACCCTTTTCCACCAAGAGCTCTTGATGCTTTTCATAGCCCGAACGAATAGATAGCGCTAATACCTGCAAGCGTTTTACAGAATCTCTATTCAAAAAACGCTGGATAGCCTCTCTCTTGTAAAAATAGCCAATTAAGAGCCCAATAGGCAATAAGATATACCAGAAACTCATGACAAAACCGATTACCAATAAAACAAGGAGGGCCACAAGTCCTGAATTATTTTTACCATATTTCTTATACTTTTTATATTTGTGCCCCATAGAGCCTCCTCACACATGATATACTTTATTATATCACATTCCCCTAAAATACTAGAATGATAGCTAAAGAAAAAAACCGAGAAATCTCGGTTTTTAAATATTTTTAGCAACAGTCGGAACCAAGCTATCCACTTGGATACCTGCACCCTCGAAAAGAGTTCGAACTTCCTCAACATCAACTTTTCCGTCAATCTGCACTTCGATGACAACTTTTCCAGACTTGGTAGCAAGTTGCACAGTAGATACAATATTATAATCCTTATCTGCCACCAATCGAATAATTTTTTCTAACTCCCCTGCCTTATTTTCAACAAGGAACCGAGCGCGTACTCCTTCTTCTCCATAACCTGAGACATGAAGAAAAGCTGCAAAAATATCACGATCAGTAATGACACCATATAGTTGACCGTTGTCAACAACTGGAAGAATCCCCACTTTGTTTTTATACATGAGATAAGCAGCATCTTCAAGACTAGCATAACCTGAGACTGTGATAACATTCTTAATCATCACATCCTTGACCTTAGTCTTATTCAAAAGGTAGTTCATCTCGTAAATAGATAGGCTAGTTGCCTTCGATGGACTAGCTTCTGCGATCGTTCCCTCAGTGACCAAACCAACCAACTTATCATTTTCAATAACAGGTAGACGGTGCAAATCCTGTTCACGCATAATATCTGCAGCGTGTGCAATGGTTGTATCTGGTGAAATATAAACAACTTTACGGGTCATAAAATCTTTAACAGACATAGGACTTCCTCCTTTGGTAAATCATACTTTATTATACCACAAATCCGAAAACGATTTCAATATTTAATGAAAAGAAATGAAAATCAATTCTTAAATTCAAAATATAGACTATTTGAAATACAATGGAATGAGCAAAACTGCTGACTGAGATAGCCCAAATCTGCTACAATCACAGATTGTTAGCATCTTTCCAATAAGGCAGCAACCTCTTTGAAGTCGTTAACAGAAGCTGGCGTAGTAACATGATGCAGAATATAGCCAGATAAGGCAGCAAGCACATAAACTTTGAAACTATAGAACCATAAGTGCATAGGATTTATCATTTTACCTCCTCACCGTTTCAATCCTCCACTCCTTCCAGCCTCGGAAGCGGATTGCCCCTTGCTGGTCGGTACGATAGACTTGGATATTCCGACTGTCAAAGCGGTCCAAGGTTTCTTGGTGAGGGTGCTTGTAGCGGTTATTTTCTCCAGCAGATACCAGAGCAATCTTGGCACCGATATGGTCTAAAAATTCAGGATAGGAAGAACCTTTGGATCCGTGGTGACCGGCTTTGAGGACATCGACAGGCAGGTTGGGATAGGTTTCTATCAAGTCCAACTCCCCTTGCTCCAGGTCTCCTGTAAAGAGAAAGTTAGTTTCCAACAAGCGACCGTAAAGGACAATGGAGTCATTATTGCCACCGTCGCCTGTCCCATCTGGATAGAGGACTTCCAGATAGGAGTCAAAAATTGGCAAGCGATCGCCCACTTTTACCACATGGACAGGCACATTGATTTCTTTCAAGGTTGCTACAAAGTCAGGCACCGTCAGACTTCCCTGCGACACGACAATCCGACCAATTTGCACCTGCTTAGCCACTTCCAGCACATCGCCCACATGGTCTGTATCGGTATGGGTACTCAATTTGATACAATGCTATAATTGTGATATAATACATCCATGGATTTATTATTTAACATATTTATTTTTCTAATTTTCGTTTTACCTTATATTATTACATTAATTTATTTTCTGAGGGCTTTCACATTCTCGACTGTTATAATTTCTTCAGAAGAATTTTTATCAAAGCATTCAGCTAATGAACTAAAACAAATGGTAGAGTTAAAGGAAAAGTATGGAATAGAAAAATCTCCTGTTGATATTTTAATTGTACAAAAGGCTTATTTATTACGGATGAAAAAACAGACTTCAGCTCTTTATGTACTTTTAGTTGCATTAATAACATTTGTAATTTCAAATGTTGATTTTTCCAAAATAGGGAATATCTCACTATTTTCAACAGTTTGGTGGGGTATGTTTGCAGCTATTGCTGTCACTATTCAATCAATTTTTATTATTCCAAAAATTGAAGAAAGAATCTTTCTAATAGACAGTATTATCGAAAATTTACTTTAATAATAAAAAGCGGTCGTAACCTACAAAGTTGCGACCGTTCCATTTTTAAATTGAATGTAAATTTCTTTACCAGAATTTATCTTTACTGACTCCACAATAGACTCCCACAAAAACTCATCAAAAGCAGTTAACAAGCCATCCTGCATCCTCAGTACATTGTGAAAATCTAACAATTCTTTGTGCCTTTTGGCAATCGAAAACTTCTGAACCTCTAGGTTCTCGATTTCTTTAATCAAGCTTTCATACTTGTCACTGATTTGTCTGTACTTAATTTGGTACTCATCTTGGTTCTGACTCATCCTGGCATTACCCATTATAAGATTTGAAACCATCTGACCAACTACTTCTGTCTCAGTTTCAAGACTACTGATTCTTTCATCAATGCTGTCAGTATTAACCATCTGTATCAAAATATCTATATTTTCTAAGACCTCATACTTATTTTCTAGCATTTGGTTGACAGCTGAGATAAACCATTGTTTTACCTCATCCTCTGTGACGTGAGGAGTGGAGCACCGTTCTGTTCCCTTGTATTTCTGGTTGCATCTGTATATCACTCTACGGTATTTCGACGTTGAATGCCATACCTTGCTACCAAAGAAGTGACCACAATCTCCACATACTAGTTTTGAGCTGAAGATTGTTGTACTCGACTTTCTGCCTTTATTATCGAGCACTTGTTGAACTGCATCAAATGTCTCTCTATCTACTATTGCTTCATGGTTATTCTCCACATAATACTGAGGCAATTCACCTCTGTTAATGTTCTTCTTTTTGGTTAGAAAATCAATTGTGTAAGTTTTTTGTAGTAAAGCATCCCCTTTATACTTCTCATTTCTAAGCATTCGCTTGATTGTGGTTGCGTTCCAATGAGATTTGCCGCTAGGAGAAGGTATACCTTGTTCAGTCAAATCCTTTGCGATATGATAAGGTGATTTTCCAATAAGAGCTTGCTGAAAGATGTACCTAACAGTTTTGGCTTCATCCTGATCAACTACAATTGCCCCATCTTCACCTGCCTTAAAACCTAAGACATTTGTATAAGGAAAATGAACCTTCCCTTCTGCGAATTGTTTCCTTAAGCCCCAAGTTACGTTTTCGGATATACTCCTACTTTCTTCTTGTGCCAAACTAGACATGATGGTTATGAGTAGCTCACCTTTTGAATCTAATGTCCAAATGTTTTCTTTCTCAAAGTAGATTTCTACACCTACCTCTTTCAACTGCCTAACTGTAGTCAGTGAGTCTACGGTATTCCTCGCAAATCGACTAACAGATTTTGTAATAATCAAATCGATTTTGCCATTGAGTGCATCTTCCACCATAGCTTTGAAACCAGTTCTTAATTTTGTGTTTGTCCCACTGATACCTTCATCAGAGTACATTTTAACAAATTCCCAATCATCCCTCCCATTAATGTATTCAGAGTAGTACCGCATCTGTGACTCATAGCTTGTTGCTTGGTCTTCATGGTCAGTTGATACCCTGGCATAGCCTGCAACTCTACGCTTCTTCAAAGTGAAATCATCTGAACTTGACCTAGTAATACTTGGTGTAGCATCAATAGTAATTACTTTCTTCACTAATATCGACCCTCTCTAATTTCTATAGGATATTTCCTTCCTTTTACTGGTGTTACCCTGATGATACGGTGACCAAAGTCATACTCGATGTGTTTAATATTATTTTCAACCCACTCTTTATCTGGGACAATGCCTAACTTGCTTTTAAACGATGCCAAAAGTCGCTTTTCCCCTAACGTCCTACATGAACATGATGATGCTCCGAATCGATTGCGTGTTCTACAATAATATCGTACGGTTTTATTAACTTGTTTTGAATCCACTTTAACAATCATCAAATATCCGCATTCTGAACATGAAATTTTGTCACGAAAGATACCTTTATTTAAGTGGCTTTCTTGACTCATAAATTGATATCTTCGCTCCTTCTCATGAAGTACTAAATCAAAATATTCTTTTGTAACAATTGGCTCGTGTGCATTTTCAATGATGTACTTATTGCGTTGCCCTTTATTCCTTTTCGGATTCCTAGAGAATGCCTCACGATAGGTCTTCTGTAAGACAAGCCGACCAAAGTATGCTTCCTGCTTGAAGAATTCTCTGATGCTCGCTACGGTAAATGGATTACCAAGCCTTGTTAAGACTTGTTCCTGTTTGAGTTTATCAACTATCTGCTGTACCGAATCTCCATCCAGATACCATTTAAAGACTTTTCTAATAACTTTTGCCTCATTAGGTTCAATCTGATATTGTTCTCCATCCCAACGGTATCCATACATATCCTGTGGAGTGTGCGGAATCCCTTTTTCAAACTTCTTTTGGATTCGCCATCTTATATTTTCACTCAGGTTTTGAGACTCCTCTTGAGCTACAGAGGCAAGGAGGGTTAACATCAATTCTCCTTCTGAGCTAAGACTATCAATATTTTCTTTTTCAAAAGTTACACCAATATGTTTCAAACGTAATTGTCGAACAGTGGTTAGTAGTTCAACTGTATTTCGACCAAAACGAGCGATTGACTTAGTGATTATCCTATCAATCTTGCCATCTTCACAATCCTTTATAAGATTTAGAAAGCCTTGTCGATTACTTTGTTCTTTACCGCTTATGCCTTCATCATAATAAATCCCTACCAATTCCCAGTCTGGATGTGCTTGTATCAAACGGTTATAGTAGCTAATCTGTGTTGACAGAGAATGATGAAGACGACTATCAGAAACCCTTGCATATGCCGCAACCTTAAATCTTGGCTTGCAGGGCGATTTTATGGGTTGTATTTTTCTAACTGTTCTCAAATTAATACACTCCTTTCGCTACTATATATCACTCAAAAAGAAAAAAATATCCAGTTATTAGGTCGATAATTGACTTATAAACGGTTGATATTTTTCAAGCATCAATTGCCTAAAAAGTTCAAATTCCTCAATAGTGATTGCTCCTTTATTTAGAAGTATCTTTGCTTGTATCATTGTTAGTTGGTAGGTCATCTCATTATTAATTTTTTTAACGTCCATATTATCCTCCTACCTTACTAGGTAGGTTTGGGAGCGATTTTTCCGCACTTGTTGAAAAAAAAAGCAAAAAAATAAAGCCTGATGTTCCCACCAGGCTTAAGACTTAATTATGATATTCTAAACCAACCTACAACTTTTCCAAGTTTAACTGTTCCAGTAGAATCGTAGAGTGAGCCATCCGCCATCCATTGCCGTTTCACACGACGAGTAATTCCACCGCCACCAATTTCTAATTGGTCATTGATACCGTTCTTATTATGGTCAAAATATCCATCAATATTCTGTTCCACACCATCAATACTTTTTCCGTCAGAATCCGACACACAGACACCAATATGCCCATATACCAAACCATCTGTTTGAATGACATAGAAATCACCTGCTTTAGGATTCACACCCCAAGCATCGTAGATTACATGGAAACCATTTGATTTTGCTTTCTTCAAACAATCGATGGCATTAGTATAGGACATATTCTTGTCCGTCAACTCTTGCACAATCTTATCCACCAAGGCAACACACTGCCCACCATAAGGATTAGATGGGACGGTCACCTTTTGACCGACCTTGGATAATGCTGACGCAACCACACGACTGGCAACACTGGTTGGAATAGCGGTTGTTGTCCTTGAAGCTGCGTTGACCTTTAGAGTTTGTCCAACTCTTAAAATATCCGACTTCTTCAAGCCATTTACCGCAAGAAGGGCATCAACAGTTAAACCAAACTTCCGAGCAATACCATAATACGTATCACCTTTCTGTGCTTGATAGGTCTGCTCACTATGGCCGATAGTTGTTCCTGCGACATCCTGCTCCAGCACCCACGACTTTATTCCATCAAGTAGATAAGCCCTCTTGCTGTTGGACTGGTGAACATTTTTTACTTGGAGGATTTTGTAGGTTCGCCCCTTGACCCAGTTGGCGATTTTCTGACCAGTTTGATAATGAGTCGCATGAGGCAATACCCTAAGACTATCACCAACAAGATAGACTGGTTTTGTAGGAGTTCCTGAACTCCCAGCGGTTGAACTGGGGGGAGAGGGCACTATGGTCTTGACCTCAACTCCTGTTATAGCTGATACAAGACCTCTCGCAATGTCCTCTTTCTTGGTTTCAAAAATAGACATGTCTTGTTCATTATCGATGAAGGCAATCTCCACCAAACGATAGGTATATCCACGACTCGCTGCTTGGTTGGCATTAAAGAGCCAATCTACCTTCTTAATGCCACGATTTTGAAAGTATCGTGAAAGGAGAGATAGGATAGCCATATCCTCCTTGTCTGCTTCTAAAGAAGATTGAATCAAGACTTCTGTACCTTTGGCACTACCATTAAAGGCATTGAAGTGCAATTCAGTAATTGAGTCGTATCCCTTACCAATACTAGTAATACTCCGATAATCATAAACATTTTGTTCGGTAATAAAATCAATCTGTTGTCCACTGTACTTAGACATTAACTTGGCTAATTCTCGAACCTTTCCCGCTTCTGTGATGCCTAGTTTGGCATTCACTGCTCCAGGATCATAGCCTGTTCGTCCCTGGCCATGACCACAAATGACTAGATGTTTTCCCATATCTTATCACCTCTCGTTGATTTGTTTTAAAATTGCTTGTAGTTTCTCAGGTATTGGTAGACCAATTCGAACGGTATTTTCTAAGATACTTAACCCCTCATTACTGAGATAAAAGAAAATGACCATGGTTCGAATTGTTCCACCCTGCTTGATGATTGCAGTATCAATCATATGACCTAATGAAACTAAAAATAAAATGGCTATCTTTTTAAAGATGCCACGAAAACCGATACTGCTTGACAATTGTTTCTCTACAACTGCCGCAAAAATTCCTGTTAGATAGTCAATAATAATGAAGACAAGTAGGGCATACAGGATACCATCCAACTCTCCAAATAGACTACCAATCAAGCCTCCAATCATGGAAAATAAAATCTTATTAAGTGTTAACAATTCCTTCATCGGTCACCTCACTTTCTACTGAACCTCCCTGCACAATGGTAGGGTCTGACCAATCTGGTTGACCGTTCTCATCAAACCGCATCAGATAAAAACAATCATGGAATAAATCAGAAAGATTCAGAGTTAATGTGGTACTGCCCCACTGATTAAATGCCCAAACTGTTTCTGTTGTAACTAACTGGCGCTTTCCATTTTTAATGGCAGGTCGCCTTACTTCTTCAAGATACATGTAAAAATCCTGCTCTGCGGTCTTACAACGTATGAACTCTCCGTTCTTACGCATGTAAGCGAGAGCTGTCTCCAAATCAAACGGTTCTGTTACTTTGTCAATATTGAGTAGTGCCATAGCAACTAATCTCCTTTCTCTTCTTCAGGTTTTGTCTGAACTTCTAACAACTCAGTCAATTCCTGTTTTTCTTTTCGCAATTGACTAAGCTCCTCATCCCTTTCCACCAATTGGATGGCAATGAGGTTCTTAGCGGTGATTTCATCAGATAGCTTTGTGACAAGCTCCTGAATAGTTAGCTTTAGTGATTGGTTGATTTGTTCTAGATTCATCCGTGAACTCCTTTATTTAATCGTATCCCATGTCAAGATGACATCACCTCGACCTGTGATGTTTACTAAGTGTTTAAAATTGTGGTTGAATTGATGAAGAACATCTTTCAAACTGACGTAGGTTGTACCGTTTCGATAGATGCGGATATCTCCGATATTCAAAATTGAACTTGGTCGGTCAGATGCTTTAAAGGCATCAATACTCAGTCGGTTAGGCAACGTTACTATTTCCCAACCATCTGGATTGGTATATGGAGCACTAGCTAAACGTACCTTATCGCCTACCACATCAATTTGGTCGGTATCTGTACCGTTCCATGCTCGAATTCCTACAAAGCCACCGTCATTGGCATTCCAGTTGTTCCATCGATTGGAACCGATAATGGTTACACCACATGGCTTGCCGTTTGAGGTACCTGTTTCAAATGAAACCCACTGGTGAGGATAACCACTAACCTCACGAGAAATGGATGGAGAGTTTGTAAAGAACTTGATGTTTCCAAGTGACAGATTGATTTTCATGGCTCCGTTGATTGCTGACTAGATACCACCAGAAATGTTGTTGGCAGATAGTGTTACTGACTGCACTTGGGTTATAAAGGCTGATTTGGCAAATAACTGCTTAAGATAGGCTTCTGTTGCCATAAACTTGGTAAAGAAAGCTTGGTCAACCTTTAACTTATCCGCAGTGATTGCTTCTGCTCCAATTCGAGCTGCAGAGATAATACCTGTCGTAATCTTTCCTGCATCAAGACTGGCAATCTTACCGCTCGCAATTACTCCATCTTGGATATAGGTTGTGCCTGTAATTTGGACGAGTTTTCCATCAATCTTGACTGTGCCATCCTTATTGAGATTGAGCTGACTCAGGACTGTTCCTGCACTGGTCAGATTTCGAACCGACCACGCCCCTGCAAGTGTTGAAACCTGAGTTTGAATGGCATTAACTGCCGCCGTTGTCGCTCGACTTGTTTCTAGATTGCCCACTCGTGTCACAATCCCATTAGCCGTTTGGACAACCTGACTGATTTGATTGGTGTGATCTCCAATTGTTCGAGTATGACTACTTACAGTATCCCGCACTTCATGAAAGGCGGTTACCGTCGTAAAGTCGTCTAATGACGGTGTCCAGTAGTCTGGAAAAATATCACCAGTTGATACCATTAAGGCTCTCACATGGAACTTACCAGTTTTAACCCCATCAACTCTGACTTGAAGTTCAAATCCTTTAGAGTGTTGGTACATCTCTTGAGTGACGGTGGCGGTCAGTTTTATCAAGCGATAGTTGTTACCCGTTGTCAGATTGCTACTCCATTTATTATAGAAAGGGTGATACAAATTCCAGTTGGTCCATGTCCAGGCATTTTGACTATCCAAGATTGGACCTTGAAGTTTCATAGTACGAGACGTTACAGCGGGGTCAAAGGTAATCTCATCCGCTGAGACATGAACATATAAATGAACTTTTGATCCAACATAAATTCCACTACTATCCCCAAATTGCACTCTTCCTAAAGAGGCTATCCAGTTACTATTGGTATTTATCGTCTGATAAGCACTCCATCTGTCTGAAGTACCAGCTATTAAGTTGCGATGCGAAACTGAGGTAGGGATTCTGCTTTCCGTTTGACTGATTCGCTGGGTAAAACTATCATAGGTGGTTCTAACCAAATTCTGCACACTAGTTGTCGTCGCATAGGGCTGGAGAGAACTGCTGGTTAGATAGCCACGACCCATAATATTTGAATCGACCTGTGACTTGGTTTGGTAGCCTTTTGAGTTAATTGCAGATTCAACTTGCGTACTCGTCAGTCGTTGTTCGATTTGCCCAGCCTGTGTTCGGATAGTGGTTTCCGCACTTGCTACTCGACCAGTCAATTTATTAAAATCCGTCTTTGCGACTTTCTGTGAGATGGCATCAGTGGCAACAGTTAGCTCAGACTTAGTCTGACTAATCATTGTCGCATTGCTAGTTGCTTTTGAAAGGGCGGTTTCTGCCGTAGATTTCACACCGTCCACAAAAGTCTTGTCAGCTTTAAGTAAAATGGACTGGGACGTCTGATTAATACTTGTCGTATGATTCTCAACTGTACTCTTGAGATTGTCATAGTCCGTTTTTGATACTTTACTAGCCACATCACCCAACAATTGCCTGATTTGGGTTTCAGCATTCATTATTTTATTCTCAGTATGAGTAACCTTTGTAGACAGTTGAGTTTGTCCCTCAGCTGTCTGAGTAATTAGCGTTCTGGTTTGGCTAAGATCTGTGATTAAGTCCTCAGGAGCAGGTGACCAGTCTGTAGGCATAGAAGAAAGTTCAAACTTTGGTCTTCCAGCTAAGGCATTTCCTCTGACTTGCACAAAAAGATTGAGCTTTGCTACACTAACAACCGATACACCATCAGGAATACGAACCGTTCGGTATATCCGCTCGCGAGGTTGGGTTGCTGAAACAACTTTATAGCAGTTTAGATAGAGAGGATTGCCATTGGATAAAGTCAAGCGTAGCTCGCATCCTATCCTAGACTGTCCTCTTTCATCAGGCGACAGATTTTCCCCCTTGATATCAACACTGATCGTCACATATTTCCCTGCCTGAGCATAGTCGATAAAGTCCGAAGCACTATCCAGAAACTTACTCCCGGATGTAATATAAGTATCACTTTTTAGTATGTAATTTCGACCACCAAAATCAACTGGAATCTTAGCTATGGTCTCTCGAATCTCAGTCGTTATCCGATTCCCCAATTGCGTAATAGACGACTCGGCAGTTTCGATTCTCTGTTTTGCTTGGTTAAAATCACTGGTTTTAACACGCTGGGAAATTTGGTCTGCTTGCACTTGAATCATGGATTCTGCACCGGTTACTCGACCAGTCAGACTATCTACAAGTTGCTTACTCGCAAGAAGTTTTATTTCCTCCTTGGTTTGCGAGAGATTGGTACTGACAGTTGCCAACTGTCCACTCAACAGTGATTTTGCTACATCAACCAATCGACTAGCTTCAGAGATAGCTTGTGATTTTGCTGTCGCAATTTTGGACTCTATCTGACTACGCTCCGTTACAGTCAAGCGGTTAGCTTCTTGAATGGCATCAAGCTTGGCTTGTTCTGCCCTCCTGATGGCTTCAGTCGCCCCAGTTTGAGCCTGTTCTGCTTTTTGTTTGGCTTCTGTAGCTAGGTTGGTGTTAATCCCAGCCTTTGCCAATAAATCACGAGTTGTGCGTTTCTGCTCCTCTTCCTGTTGTCGCATCTGTTGGTGAATAGTTGAAAGTTCACTGTCAATGCTGGCCTTTAATCGATCCGCATAGACCTCCCCATGACTTTGAGCCTGTTCTATAGCGGTATCGATGGCTACTTGACGTTTCTCAAATTCCGCATCAAAGGCTCTGTTGGCATTCTCAAGGGCAATTTCAACGGCAACATCCTCACTCCGCCTATTCCCATCAAGGAGATTATTTGCTAGGTTAGTCAAGCTACCGCCAGTTTTACCTGTAACGATTCTTGCCTTATCATCAAAAGTGATAGAGCGGTAATTCTTAGCTAAAGGATCATAATCATAAGCGATGGCTTTCTTCCTCACATCAATCCCGTGTAGCTTGCTTTTTAAAGTTACTGTATCGCCTAGATGAACCGTTTGACCATCTAACTCAAATGCCTCAATGATGATGGCATCTTTTGGTTTATCAATTCCCTCTAAGCGAAACTTGCTACTAGCCCACTCCATTAACTCTTGACGAGATCTGAGGTTATTATTGGTATAGGTCACTTCATTGATGAAAGGATAGAAGTTAATCAACGGACTATCTACAGTGACTTGAAGTACAGTCTCCCTATCCTCCCCCTCTTGTTTGAAACTTGAAGTGGCATGGATACGAGTGATAACCTGTGAACTTTCTTTTGTTCTCTGATACTTTTTCAAATTGTAGTGAGTAGAGATAACAACTCCACGGTCTTGTCCTCGCTCACTTTTAATTGATAGGGCAAGGTTATCTCGAACCAATTCTCCCTCCCAAGTTCCAATAATAGAATGTTTACCATCCAGTAGTGTGGAGTAAAGCGTCTGTTCCTTGTCTGTTGTATAGGTTCTGTTCTTGACAATATCACTTGTAAAAGAAAAATCTCCCAGTGGAGACTTGCTTGCCATGACCATGCTAGATAAAGCTGTTGCACAGGCTACCTGTTCACACCTAAATGGCGATACCAATCTAGTCATGATGTCATCTGATATGTGATAGGCCACAACTTCAAGACTAGTGTCTCCTTCGATGACTTTCGTAATCCGAAACAACTGGTGTCCCAATACTGGAACAGGACTACGAACGAGGTAGTCCTCTTTTAACTCTCGAAATAGTCCGCTATCTGTGATCGGATAGGTAAAGTTCAGGACAAAATCCCCATTCAAGGTTTCCTTGACACTTGCCTTAATGGTTTCAGGAAGTGGTTTTCCATGCCATTTTGCCGTTCGAACAGTTTTGTCCAATAATGATAACACTAAGCCCACCCCCAATTCATTTCTATTGTTAATGATGTAATGCCAGCACCTAAGACAACTCCAACCGAGTCATTTCTGGCCGCATCAATGGAGATAAAATCACCAGACCATTTTACAGGCTGACCTCTTTGTGTTTTAAAACTTGGCTGACTAGGATTATTATCCATAATGAGTGTTTCTTGTAATCGCTCCAAGCGGATGACATCATCCCCAATCGTAAAGCTAGTTTCACTAGTCGAGTTGCCACTTATGGTAATCTTCGGAAAAGCAATGGCTGAACCTTGACTTCTCAAAGTACCACTAGTCCTAAACACCTGCGAGGTCGTCGTTTTGAACCACTTGGTTGGGTGACAAGAAAAGGTAACCTTAAGTTCATACACCCCCAGCTTATCCTTTTGAACTGGAGTATGGTAAACCTTGTAACACCAAAATCGTATGGTCTTGAAACTAGCATTCTCAAGCCAAAATCCTTCTTTCAAAAATAGCTTCAAAAAGGAAAATAACTGTTCTTCACTAGGTTTTACAAGATAGAGGGTGTAGATCAGTTCCATGACACTTCTGCGAGGATTGGTTTGAAGAACCGCTCCTGACAGGCCTTGGTGTTCTATCAATTGCGTCTTACTTTCACTTACTGTGATTGAAGGACTATCTTCCACGATTACCTTAAAAGGAAAAGAACTCGTGGACACTCCACCAATGGTTAATGCATTATGTCTAATCATGGTTTCACTCCTCTCAATCCTTGCTGACGTTCTAATTCATATACTAGTTTCTCTCCAACCATCTCCGCTAGTCGATGAAGGTCAGTCTCTTCTCTTACTGTGTTACCTGTAATAGTGATGTGAATGGTCGGTAGATTGCTTGTCATGGTCTTTGCAATTCCTCGACCAATTGCACCCAAGGTTTGTTCATTCAAAGGTAACACCGCTTCTTTTCCTGCTTCACCACCAACCATCAGGCTATTACCATTCATTCCAAATGCGGTTGGTTTGGTTAGAATACCACCTTTGGCATACCAATCGATGGAAATTCTAGGAATTCCACCCTTCAACCAATCAAGAGGATTGGCAGACCCAGACACCCTAAAGTGAGGGAGGGGGATATGCGGCCAGCGAATTTGGAAGTTAAAGAGATTTTTGATGGCATTGATAGCGTTACTCACGGCATCTTTTGCCCCATGGATGGCACTTGAAATGGTATTTTTCACACCGTTCCAAACAGATGAAACTGTATTGGATATCCCATTCAGAATGTTGGATACGGTACTTCTGATACCATTCCATATAGTTGATACTGTTGAACCAATCGCAGACAGGACACTGGAAATTGTCGACTGAATAGCTGACCAGATAGATGAAATGACAGAACTAATGGCAGATAATACATTTGAGATGGTATTCTTGATACCCGTCCAAGTAGTTGAGATGTACTGGGCGATGAAATTGAGAGCTAAGGAAATAAGGGACTTTATGCCCTCCCATACCATCGACAAGACCTGTTTGATGGTTTCCCAAGCGCCAGTCCAATCACCAGTGATAACCTGCATGACTGCCTTGATGATACCAAGTACCACATTGATAGCAGTCTCGACCACAATCTTTATCATCTCCCAAGCGGCTGTAATGATGAGTTTGATATTCTCCCAACTTGCTTGGATGAGCGGTCCAAGAATAGTCATCACCGTTTGAATAACCGTAGTGATGGCATTCCATACCGTGGTTGCAGCATTTAGAATCAATTGCTGGTTTTCAGTCCACCATGTGGTTAGCGTTCCCCAGATGGACATAACAAAACTAGAAATCTGCTGGATGATCATGGACATAAAGGCAAAGATACTATTCCAGATTTCCGTCACGGCCGTTCGAAAGCCTTCGTGATTCGTCCAGAGTTCTTTTAACCCAACAATCAGTAAGGTAATAGCAGCTACAATACCAACAATAATCCCCACAATCGGCAAAAATGCCGTTATCATTCCAACAACGGTTGTCCCCATAGCGGCTGCCGCAACCTGTAAGCCCAAGAAAACAGGAAGTAACATCCCTACCACAGCTAAAATTCCTGTGAAGATAATGACGACTTCCTTGATGGGACTGGATAAGTTGGTAAACCAAGTCGCTAGTTGACTAACAATGTCTGCCAAACTTTGAAAGAATGGAATAAGCATCTCCAGAATCGGTTGACCGATTGCTGCTAGAGCATTAGTTCCAGACTGTCTTAAGTTACCCAGAACGTTTTCCAATCCGTCTGATTCCCTTGCAGCTTGTCCCAAGGCTCCAGAGAGCTCATTGCCGTCCTCTACCATTTGAAGGAGGGTTAACTGCTTCTGAGCTTCTGATAGTTCATTGAAGGACTTTCCATAGAGCTTGTTCGCCGCTGCATTACGAGTGGTTTCTGTCGCAGAAATACCTAGAGCTGCGTCATTTTCATAGTTGCCTTTGAGGAAGGACTGCAGGTTTTCGGTGACTTCTTCGATGGATTTGTCGTAAAATGCTGCCCCATCAGCCGCTGCTCTTGTGGCACGAGTGGTCAGATCCAAAGCTTGAGCCGTATCCATCCCAGAGGTTTTGGCAAAGGAAGCCATCTGAGTGAAGGAGCCTTGAAGACGCTCTGGAACAATGTCCATCTCTTCCCCAATCTTATTGAGGGCATCCTTAGCAGCATTCTCCATATCCCCAAATACTGTAGAGAATTGGGCATTGCTGGCTTGAAGTTGAGCTGCCGCAGACATGGACTCTGTTCCGACTTCGAAGATTTTCTGAGAGATGTCTGCTAGCTTCTCACTGGTTGCTTGAAGTGCCTCAGCCCGAATGGTGGCAGACATGGCTTTCATGCCATCTTGAGCTCCATCGGCAGAGGATCTGGTCTCATCCATCTCGTTGTTCAGGTTATTGAGAGCGGTCTTTGCTTGGTTCAACTCAGCTTCCATCTTATTGGCTTCAATGGAATTCTCACCATATTCACTCTTTGTCAGGGCTAGTTGCTTTTCGAGATTGGAAATTTGTTTAGAAACAATTTCTGACTGTGCTCCAATCTTTTGTTGGGCTATGGCATTGCGTTCTGCTTCGGAACTATTGGATGACAAAGCACTTTCTTGTAACTCAAATTGAGACGTGACCTTGTTCATCTCACTTGCTAACTGCCCCTGCTCCACTTGGAGTTTATCTAATAGTTGAGCCGCTGAACTACTTGCTCGACCGTGATTTTCAAGTGTTGATGACACATCAGCTAACTTAGTTTCATAGGACGTTAGCAGCCTTTGAGTAGTTTCCACCTCACGTTGAAAGGCACGGTACTGGTCTGCCCCAATATCCCCAGCCTTAAATTGAGCCTCCACCTGTGATTGGGCTTGACGGAGCGTTGCCAATTTTTCTTTGGTTGTCTCGACTTGTTTTGCCAAGACTTCCTGCTTTTGAGTAAGGAGGGTGACATTGCCTGTATCAAACTTGAGAGCCTTATCAATTTGTCTTAGTTCTTTGGTAGCTTCAGATGCTTGTTTGTTTACACCCTTTAAGGCATCTTGTAAGGGTTGAGTATCGCCACCAATTTCAATCGTAATTCCCTTTATGTTTCCAGCCATAGTCCCTCCTTTCTACCATCAGAAATTATCAAAATCAGCTTGAGTTGCTTGGCGTGTTTGAGAAGTTTCTCGAGTACGCATCTCCACATAGTCCGTTTGGTAGTCAAGTGCCATCCCAATAGAGATATGTTTTAAATCGTCAATGGTCAGACCAGTCTCCTTACAACAGGAGAAATAACTCTCTACTGTGAAGATTTCTTCACTCGCTGTTTCTGTTTCATCTGCTTTTTTCTGGTTGACATCCCTTGGTTCAACATATTCATCAAGACAGGGGCTACTTCCTGAACTGGAAATTCTTCCATCTCCATATAAAAATCCACAAATGGTTTCACTCGTGGATTGGCTGACTTCGCAAAGACCCAAAAGATTCGATGGAAAAATGTCATATCGAAATCAGACAGAATAGAAACATCAATATGATGTGCCTGTAATTCCTCTCCATCTTCTAACTGGTCAAGTTTTGCCAAGATTGCTTGACTATTGATCATCGAGAATAAATCTTGAAAATAGTCCTTACCAAACTGCTCTTTATAAGCGATTGGGGTATAGGCATTGGTTGCTAACTCGTAGGTCGTGCCTGCTATGGTAATACTTTCTCTCATTGCCTTCTCCCTTACTTACGAGGTTCAAAAACTGCGTTGAACCAGTTTTGACGAATCTCATCACCCGTTTCCTCCGTTGTACGTCTACGTACAACTTTATCAAGTGGACGAGGACTGGCAGTAAAGGTCAACTCTACCTCATTGATATCTGAACCAGACTTGGTCTTTGAACCAACAGTCGGACGAGATGCGTAACAATAATACAAAACGTGTAATGTTTCTTTTTTATCCCCTTCAAAACGGAACATCAACGCAAAATTTTTCTTTTCGCTGTTTGCGATCTCTGAAATGGTGTTTGTCGTCGCATCCAACTGTTCTCCAAGGACTCGTGTCAAAAATTCCTGCGTTAGAAGGGCAACTTTTAGTGTTCCCTCATAGCCATCATTTGACTCTGTTGTATAAAAATTGATATTGTCTGCCCTATAAGAACCCTTATCTCCTGTTGGTTCAAGGGTTAATTCTGCAGCACCACGAAGGCGTTCTACATTGCCGTATGTCAACGTACCATCAGGACCTTCGCTTGTAACTTCTGCCCAATGGACATCTTGTAGTCCAAAGGTGACCTTATTCTTTTCAGCCATATTATCCTCCATGTAATGTGATGTAATAGGTTATTTGGTAGAGTTTCTCTGATGAGATATAGGTCTCTACTTTTTCAAAATAAATAAGGTGGCTGTCAAATAATGACTCCACCTTTTGTTCAGTTGCTAAATCTTTCTTAGTGGTATAGAGTTCCACTAGCAGGTTATTCTGCTTATGATAGGTCCAATTGTCTGCACCATGATTTTCTGAATCAGTCACCAAATATACTAGATACGGTTGTCTTGGACGACTCCCTTCTTCAAAATGATGGTAGGCGAGTGGGAGCTGTAATTCTTTGAGAATGGAGTACATTTCGCTCAGTAACATGTCATATCACACTCGCTTTCTCAGCTTTTCTTCTAAGGATTGTATTGCTTGTTTCTCAACAGGTGCGATATGCTTAATTCCCTCAACTCGCCCACCGGAGCTTTTGGCATGACCATTTTCTAACAGATGCGTCAGGCCTGGCGTTCGATTATGAATAGTCTTGGTTAGACCTGTACTGGTATCAATCGTCGCTTTACTCTTCCACCCTTTGGCATAAGATCCACTCTTTCTAGGTGACGTTGCTTTCAAGGTTTCGATGGATTCCTCAGTGACTTCCTCTACAACTTCACGCATCACCTCTGTTGTATCCTCTACAAATTCCGCCAGCTCATTAGCGATGGCAGTTTCTAGTGCATCTAGTTCAATTCTAGTCATAACTCTCCTCCCTAATGGCGACGATGTAAATCAGTTGCCTTGGCATTGTATCTCCATCAATAGACTCAATCTCATAGGTTTGACCACGAAATTGAATGTGAGTCATTAAGGAATGAAGTCCAAGAATTGCCTTTTCATACCTGAGGGTGAACTGGACTTTCTCTTGTTCCAGTTTCGTCACACTCCCATCCCTTTCGGTCAAGGTGAGAGGACGACAAGAGCACCACCGGTCAAATAAAGGTATCCATGTCGAAGTTTCATTGCCAATCTCATCTTGAACAATCTGTCGAATCTGAAATGACAAGCGTTCCCTCAACGGTGCAATCTTCATCAGAACACATCCTTTCGTTCGGCCAACAACAAATGATAGAGAGTCTCTTTCAACTCCTTATGATCGGCATCTTCTCTGTGTTCATAAAGATAGGCAACCCCATATAGGATTGCCGTCTTTAGAACATCTGAATAAATTGATTGTCGCAAAATATCTTCGCAGAGCTGTTGACTGGTTTCAAGCAACTGCTCAATCAGCCCATCCTCATCCCCGTGTTCCACTTTAAGATACTGTTTTGCTTCTGCTAAACTAACCATGACTACTTAGCCTTTACTGTTAGTGTCTTCACGGCTTCAGGTAGGACTAACTTGCCATCAACACGTTGTGAAGCAAGAAAACCAATCTGTCCATTATTGGCATAGAGTTCGTTCAGACGTTTGAAGGTACGTCCCTGACGGTCCGCAATCCAATAATATGAGAAATCACCAAATGCAATGGCCTTGTTTCCTGCATCAGGAAGTGGGGCAAAGGTTGATGTATAGTATGGACGATTTAGAATCAAATCTGGTTGTCCAGCTTGAGTGGATGGCTGCCAGATATAGTTGCCATTATTATCCTTGAGTTTACGGATAGCTTTGACAGTCGTATCATGTAAAATCCAAACTGCATTCTTACGATAGGGTGCTGGTAGAGAATGATACAATTCAATCATATCGTCAAAGGTAATATCCTTTGTAGCAGTCGTTGGACCTGTTACTTCTGCCTGAGTAAAGATACCTGTCGGTTTCTTAGAACCATCACCAATCAAGAATGCTTTTTCTTCTTCCGTTCCAATACGACGAGCAAATTCAGCTGTCATATAGGATTCAAGGTCAAAGACTGAATCGTTTAGCAACTCTTCTGAAATACGAATGGCAGTACCAATCTTATGAGAGTCTAGTGTCACCTGACCAAAGGTTTCTTCCGTTTCAGGATAAAGACCATTTTCATCCATCCATGAGGCTGAACCATGTCCTGTCACAACAGGAATCTTACGTTCACCACTAGATGTTTTGATAACAGTCGCAAGGCTACGGAAGAAATTCTCTTCTTGTAATCCTTGAACTAGTTTCTTCTCATACTCATCAGGAACCAGATGACCACCTTCGGTATCTTCCCCAACTCGAAGGATATCCTTGACATCAAAGAAGTGACGCTTACGTACACTTGTCCAAAATGTCTTGGCATAGCTATCTGAAGCCACACCTCTCTTTTCCTCTTCTGTAGTCTTGTCATTCAAAACTGTTGTAGGTTGTCCAATTAAAGCCTGTGAGGCTGGTTGAGAAAGTTCAAGGTCAATCTTTTCTTGACGCTCCAACCGAGCAATCTCTTGATTGTAGAGGTTGATTTTTGCTTCCATACCATCATAGCGTTTGGAATCTTCCTCTGATACAAGTCCATCTTCTGTTCGAACAGAATCAAGGAAGGTTTTTGCTTGTTGCCAAGCTTGGTTACGTTTTTCTTTCAATTCAAGTAATTTAGACATCAGTTCATATTCCTTTCGTTATTTGAGCAAATTCAATCGTTTTTCCAACTGATTGATAGGGATTGTTTTCTTTGGTTGTTGGACTTCAAGTTTCGCCTGCATTTTGACAAGTAAATCTTGTTGGGCAACATTTCGACTGAAAGAATAACTCTCAATATCCTTTCCTTGTTCCTCTTGTTTGTCAAAGAGAATCTTATCTGCAAAGCCCAGTTCAACAGCCTTTTTGGCATTGAACCAAGACTCTGAGTCCATGAGGTGTGATAGCTTGGTTCTTGAAAGTCCTGTTCTTAGTTCATAGGCATTGATGATGGATTCCTTAATTTCTCCCAACATTTCAATGACTTTCTGCATATCTTTGGCTTCACCTTGTGCCACTGTCCAAGGATTGTGTATCATCATCATGGCAACAGGACTCATAGAAACCGTTGTGCCTGCCATGGCAATGACACTAGCAGCACTTGCGGCCAATCCATCAATTACGACATGGACATCACCTTTGTAATCCATCAGCATGTTATAGATTTGAGCAGCCGCAAAAACATCACCCCCTGGACTATTTATCCAGAGGGTGATGTCTCCGTTTCCTGCATGTAAATCATTTTTAAACACTTGTGGCGTGACTTCATCGCCAAACCACGTCTCATCAGCAATCTGCCCCTCTATACGAAGTGTTCGACCACTATCATCTTCTGTAAAATTCCAAAACTTATGCATCCATATCCTCCTCAGATTGAGTTTCTTGTTCTGACGGTACTTGTTTCATAAAGCCACCTGCATCCTTCAGTTTCGTCATGTTTCCATTTATCAAGTAGAGATTACCTCCTTCCTCATCTGAAAGAAGGTTTAAATCCTCAAGTTCACGAATATCATTTGTCGATAGCCAGCCATTTTGTCTCCCAATCGCATACCCATTCATTCGACTCTGATAATCACCACGAAGAAGACCATCCACATTAAACTTCACAAAGTGGTTTTTCTTTTCTTCAGGTAAAAAAAGAGACCTCTTGAAAGCCTGTTCGAGACGAACCACCCAAGGGTCTAAGGTATATTTAACAAATTCTAGAGATTGTTGCTCAATGTTTGAAAATGAGGATTTCTCCAAGTCGCCAACCATATGTGGTGGAATGCGGTAGAGTCTTGCAATTTCATTGATTTGGAATTTTCTTGTCTGAAGAAACTGGGCTTCTTCAGGTGGAATGCCTACTTGAGTGTATTTCATCCCTTCCTCAAGAACTGCCACTTTATGGGCATTGGTTACCCCATTGTAGACTGCATTCCATGAATCTCTCACTCGTTTGGGATCTTTGAGAATTCCAGGGTGTTCCAAAACGCCACCAGGATTTGCACCATTTTTAAAGAATGATGCACCATAGTTTTCCGTAGCCAATGTCATACCGATAGCATTTTTTGCAAGGGCAATTGGAGAATAACCTATCAAGCCATCAAAACCCAGCCCAGGAACATGGAGAACATCTTCTGCTTTCAAAATAGCATCTCCCTTTTCTTTAAAGTTTGGATTTTCTTCTGACTGACGCTTGTATTTGTAATAGAGCTTACCACTCTCGTCTCGATGAACAGACATCTTATCTGGTAAAAGTGGGTAAAGACTGATAACCTGCCCACTTCTATCTCGGATAATCTGGACATAGGCATTGCCCCATATCAATAGATGGGTCATCAAGGTTTCTCTAAAAACAAAGGATGACATCTCAGGGTTAGGTTCATCATGCAAAAGAAAATAAAGGGGATGTTCCACCTTTTTCTCCTTTCCAGTTGCCGTTCTCTCATAAACATGAATGGGCAGTGAAGCTACTGCTTCAGCTAAGATACGGACACAAGCATAGACAGCTGTCGTCTGCATAGCTTTAAACTCATCCACATTCTCCCCACTGGTCGTTCGTCCAAACAGATATGAGAAGTCCTGACCTTCATAACTATTTCGTGGTTTATCTCTAGCACGCTTACGTCCCAGTAAATCTAGTAGTCCCATACTTCCTCCTTTTGAGTACGAAAAAAGCACCTCAATTGAAGTGCTTTTCGTTTATTCTTAGATGGTTTTCATCTCTCCTTCTTCAAGAAGATACCAAGTTCAATCACTTTCTTGAAGTTGTATCCTCAATACGAAAAGTTTTAATGATTCCGAATGTATTCTAAAATTGCATCATAATCTAATTCTGATGAAGCTACTCCAAGTCCTAGCTTCACTACTTCATCATCAGTCTGATTTAACACAATGCCATTTAATTCTAGGAAAATAATCATGACAAAAACTCCAATTCGCTTGTTCCCATCAAGGAAGGCATGATTATTAACTAGCGAATAACAAAGTCTAGCAGCCTTTTCTTCAATACTTGGATACTTCTCAACACCAAAATAAGTACTAAAAGCTGAAGATAGTGAAGATTCTATTAAACCAACATCCCTAACACCATCTAAACCCCCAGTAGCTTGAATTAACCTAGTGTGTAATTCAATAACCTGTTCAACAGTTAATACTTTCATTTTGCCAATTCCTTAAATGCATCAAGATGGCGTGATAAAACTGAAGTCGCAACTTCATCCAAAGTTGATTGTTCAACAACCGTAGGTGTTACCTGTTCCTCTTTAATTAGACTCTGATAGTCCACTAATACATACTTTGGTGTGTTATTTTTCAAAATTACTGCAGTACCATTCGTATCGACCATACGAGCTACCTTAGAAAAGTTTTGATTTGCTTCAGAAATAGAGACTAAGTTTTCAATATTGATTTGCATGGTAATATCCTCCTTTTCTCTATTCTACCACTTTTTAGGATATATTCAACCTATTTAGGTTGTTTTCATCCTAAAAACTCAATATTCCACGTTCATCATACACACTTCCTTCATCGGTTTGGTGACGAATACAACGATCCAGTCCCATAATGAGTGCTACAATACCGTCAATCTTCTCGACTGACTTTTCCTTATCAGGCTTGATATTGCCAGCGGGATCTTGCCTCATAACCACGTTTTGTCCCATCCATTTCAGAACAGGATGGCCACCATGTTGAATCTTGCCTTCCATCATCAGTTTATAGAGTTCCTTTGAAGGTGGACTCATATCCTTGTATCCCTGACCGAAAGGCACCATGGTCAAGCCCATCCCTTCTAGATTCTGAACCATCTGTGTCGCATTCCAACGGTCATAGGCTATTTCCTTGATATGATAGATTTCTGACAAGTCTTCAATAAATTTTTCGATAAAACCATAGTGAACGACATTACCCTCTGTAGTTTTGATGTAGCCCTGACGCTCCCAAACATCATATAGAACATGGTCACGACGACATCTCAGTTCCAGTGTATCCTCAGGTAGCCAGAAAAATGGCAGAACGATATAATTCTCCTCTTCAAATCTAGGAGGAAATACCAAGACAAAAGCTGTTATATCGGACGTACTAGACAGGTCTAGCCCTGCATAGCAACTACGACCCTTGAGGCTTTCATATTGAATAGGATCATTTCCCTTGGCATAAACATGTTCTGGAATCCAAGCAACACTTGAACTTGTCCACATATTTAGACGGAGCTGCTTAAAGACATTCTCTTCTGCTGGGTTATCAAGTGCCTGTTGGTAGGCTTCTCTAACACGGTCAATACCAATAGTATGCCCTAGTGAAGGGTTGGCTCTTCTCCAGTTTGCTTCATCATTCCAATCATCTTCATCGGATAATCCATAAACCACTGGATAGAATGACGTATCCTTCTTTCTACCATTCAGAATATCCAATGCTTTGGAATGCAACTCGTAACAGATAGAGTTTCTATCCGTTCCAGCTGTCGTGATAATAAAAAAGAGGGGTTGTTCCCTTGCGTCTCCTGACCCCTTGGTTAATACATCATACAAATGACGGTTAGGCTGAGCGTGGATTTCATCAAAGACCAAGCCAGATACGTTTAGTCCATGCTTTGTCCCAGTCTCTGCAGAAAGAACTTGGTAAAACCCAGCGTTCGAATAATTTACAATACGCTTGGTAGCACCCATTATCTTAGAACGCTTTTCCAAAGGGCGACTCATCTGCACCATCTGCTTGGCCACATCAAATACGATTGACGCTTGGTTTCGGTCACAAGCCGCACCATAAACTTCTGCACTGGCTTCATTATCCGCATAAAGTAGATAAAGAGCGATTGCTGCTGCTAGCTCAGACTTACCATTCTTTTTAGGAATTTCAATATAGGCAGTTAAGAACTGACGGTTACCATCTTCTTTCACAATCCCAAATAGGTCACGAACAATCTGTTCCTGCCACGGCAACAAATCAAATCGCTTTCCTGCCCACTTGCCTTTGGTATGGGAGAGGTTATTGATAAATGTTACTGCCCTATCAGCCTTTGCCTCATCGTAGTGTGAGGTTGGAAGCATGAATGGACTTGGTTCATAATGATAGCTCATAAAATTCCCCCTAACAAATCTTCCATTTCATCACCAGTACCAACTTCTGAATCCATCGTAGCTAATCGGTTTCGTGCCGAAGGTGTCAAACCAAACTGTTCACAGAATTTAAGCATGATTTTTAAGTTAGTCTGGCTGATAGAGACTTGAGGGACTTGTTGAAGATAGCCATTCGGGGTTTTGATAATGGAGCCATGCTTGGAAAGGAACTCTTCTGCCTCTTTCCAGCGAGCGTATGCTTGACAGTATCCTGCAAATGCAGTCATGTCCATTTCGGTTAAAATTCCCATTTGTTCGAGAATTTTTCCCATCCGTTTCCACTCCTTCTTTGCATCATCTTCAAGCCACTGTGGGCAACGTGGGGCTTTTTGTTTGGGTTTGACTTCATTCGTAGGGAGTGGTCGCTTACCAGGATTTCCCTCAAGTATTTTCATATTCGTAGGCTTTGGTTTTCGCCCCCTGATTGCCACAATCTCACCTCCTTTAGAATAAGAAAAAAAGAACTCAATTTGAGTTCATTCTTAATGTTCATTAAAGTTATCAAGTACAGCCTTAAAGACAGTATCAGCAATATCCTCCATTTTATTCCAACATCTATATTAGTAGATATATTTACCATCTCGCTCGATAGTCAGTATTCGATTCCTAGCACCGTCTGTCTATGTTTCTCGGGTCTGTGGTATCTTCACGGAGAAATTCACAAACGTAATGCCTATCACCAACCGTTCGAGTCATTATTTCCCACATCTTACTTTACCTTTTCCACGATATCTATTCCATACAACACATTCAGACAACTGCCGTTTTCCCACTTAACTAAGAGTGAACCAATGTCATCCACTCCAATAACTGTACCAAGTGTTCCTTTAGGAACTGGATGTGGGTCATCCATTTTTACTAATCTAACCTTTGTCCCAACAGGATAGATTGTTTTTAGGTAGTTAAACATTTTTGCGACCATGTTATTCTCCAAACATATCGAATGCCCACTTAACAGCGTGACCAAGATCCGTTACAATTATTGATTCCTTGTATATGCGGTTAAGTCGGCATTCAAATAGTTCAAATTCTTCAAGGCTATCAACGATTTCGTAAATCTCAACTACTGTTTCTTTGTTTCCTTTGGATGCAACGATGACCCATTCCTTGTAAGGAATGATGCTTGCGGTTGTTGGATAGATTTCATAGAGTTTTTCAAGTGTTGTTGTCATTCTTTTGTTCTCCTCTTCTTTTGTTGTGTACATATTAACTCTAAAGGAGACTTATATCCAGTCATTTCTCGATTATTTTGAAGATATTTTCGATCATTCTTCACTTGCTAGAATGGCACATCCAATGACATAGACAACTGTTACAGTCACACCATTTCCGGCTTGTTTATACAGTTGGGCATCGGAGTTTACTGCTTGGGCTTTTTCGAACAAATCATCTGAAAAACCTTGTAGGCGAAAACATTCTCGAGGGGTTAAGCGTCTGATTTTTACAACTCGATTATTCCAAACCACAGCACCCATTTGACCACCACAGGAGAGGTTATGGGCAATTCCCTTCCCAACTCTTGCTCGTCTCGTTGGAGAGTTGGGATAAGATAGATCCACTGAATCACCTACCTCAGCAACTTGATAACCTTGCTTCGTACCATTTCTGACCTTGATACCTTCAAGAACACCATGGCGGTCTTGAGAGGTCAATGTGAACATTGGCTCATCCTGTTCCTTGAGCCTACGTCCATTTTGACGCTTATTGATTCGATTGGGGGTCAGAATAGGTTGAATTTCGAGTACTCCAGAATTCATAGCCGTCCGCTTTGTAGCTCCAGCAGTATATCGTGCAGTGATACAACGTGCCTCATCTGTCAACTTTGGTTCTGTCAAAGATTGGTCAATCAAATATAGACCAGTCTTAGCTCCCAGTCCACCACCCTCACCAACAAGGGTTGTGGCAATTCCACTCGGGTCGTAGACACGATAGCTTTGCATGCCACCTACAAGTTGCTTAAGATGGCTACCGCTTTCTCCGCTGATAGGTAGTACTTTTCGTCGACCTCTGCTTCTAAGATGTCCGAGAGTGTAGATGCGTTCTCGATTTTGGGGAACTCCGTAGTCTTTTGAATTGAACACTTGCCACTCAAGGTCGTACCCTGCTTCATCCAAGATAGTGAGATAGTCGAGATAATCTCGTCCCCCGCCACTTGATAAAAGTCCCTTAACATTTTCAAGGAGTATCCACTCGGGTTTATCTTCTTCCTCTTGGCTTTGGATGATGTCAACAAATGTAAAAAAGAGTCCACTTCGCTCACCGTATAGGCCTGCTCGCTTTCCTGCGATAGACACATTTTGACAAGGGCTTCCCGCACACCAGAGATCTGCTTTTGGAAGTTGTGTTGGGTCAATGCTTGTGATGTCGTCATGAAACCATTCTCCTTTCGTGTCGTACATTGCTTCATAAGATTTTCTTGCAAATTTATCCTTTTCACAGTAACCGATACATTTGAAACCAGCTAATTCCAAACCACGACGAAAACCACCCACTCCTGCAAAGAAATCAAGAAAAGTTAAGGTCATACCGTCTCCTCCATCATTGAATAGGCTTCATCAAAGGTCAAAGTCTGGCCATCACGTAATACCGTCACGTTGTCATTTCCTGTTGACTCTATATAACGTTTGACAATGACATCCACAAACTTCTCATCCAACTCAATGCCGTAACAAACCCTTCCAGTTTGGTCTGCGGCCATTAGGGTTGAACCAGAACCAAGGAATGGATCAAGAACAATCGTCCCACGCATCGATGAATTTTGAATAGGATAGGCCATCAGAGGAATTGGTTTCATCGTTGGGTGGTCTTTACTGGATTTTGGACGATCATATTCCCAAATGGTTGTCTGTTTACGGTCACTGAACCACTGATGTTTTCCCTTTTGTTTCCAACCAAAGAGACATGGTTCATGTTGCCACTGGTAGGGACTACGTCCAAGCACTAATGAGTTCTTTTTCCAAATGCAACATCCACTGAGATAAAAACCAGCATCCTTAAATGCCTTACGGAAGTTCAATCCTTCTGTATCCGCATGAAATACATAGATGGAGGCATCAGATTCTATTTGTTTTTCTACCTGAGTGAACATGTCAAAAAGAAACTGGTAAAATTCACTATCTGGCATGTTGTCATTGAGAATCTTTCCAGCTGATTCTTCTACATCAACGTTATAAGGAGGGTCTGTCACAACCAAATTTGCCTTTTTATCACCTAACAGTTGGTCATACGTTTCAGATTTAGTTGAATCGCCACAAATCACTCGATGCTTACCAAGTTGCCAAATGTCCCCTCGTTTTGAAAAGGTTGGTTTCTTTAATTCCTCTTCTACATCAAAGTCATCATCTGATAGGTCTTTATCGTGGACATTTGTTAGGATCTCATCAATTTCTGGTGGTTCAAAACCAGTCAGGTCGAGATTGAAATCCGATTCCTGTAAATCCAAAAGCAAGTCCGCCAAAAGCTGGTCATCCCATTGACCGGTGATTTTGTTAAGGGCAATGTTCAGTGCCTTTTCATCATCCTTGGATAAATCGACAATGACACATTTGGCAGTTTCATAGTCTAAGTCCTTCAATACAGTTAATCGTTGATGACCACCAATTACCGTCAAGTCTTTATTGACGATGATGGGGTCAACGTAACCAAACTTGAGTAGGCTTTGCTTAATCTTTTCATACTCCTTGTCACCCTTTTTGAGTTTCTTTCGAGGATTGTATGAGGCTGGGTGTAGTTCAGATAATCGAATCTCTCTAATTTCCATTGTTGGTTGACTTGTCATTGGTTTCTCCTTTATAAAAGCGTGATTGGATGTAACACGAATGGCTACAATATTTTCTATTTGGATAGGCATAAGATAAAAATGACCTGCCACATTGCTGGCAAGTCAAATCTTCATATGCGGTTTTTGATTTATCGTGTTCGTCAGAATGTGTTGTCCACCAAACCTTACGACACTTATCCGAACAGAACTTCTTTGGTCTTCCTATTTTATGAATTTTAAGTGTTTGATAACACTGAGGGCAACGGAGTCCATCAATCTGGTCGGCTTTTGCCATTTGCTTTGTCGCCGCTCCATGACCAAGCAATGCTGGATTTCGTTTACAGTATTTTTTAACGGAATCTCTAGACAGTCCTGTAGCCTTACCGATTAAGCCATAGCCAAGACCTTCTGCTCGCATTTTCCAGATTTGTTTGCGTTGACTTTCGTCCATTTGTTTTCCTTTCCAGCAAAAAAGGACTAAAAACAACTATTTTCTACATTGTTTCTAGCCATTTTCACTATTTTATTACCAAAATGACATACTAGGGAACGCTACATCCCCACATTAGAAACGTGATAACGGTGGGAACGAACGTAATAATTGAGCGATTTTAATGTACCCGCTTGCGAATTTTGCGAAATTGCACGTTTGAGGGGGCGTCGGTCTAAGTCTCCCAAGGGTTTAGAGATTTCATCCCCCCTCCCCCAATGAGTGAAAAATGAGATACTTTTGGAACGAAACTCCAAGACTAAAATCGATACGAATACTCCACATATCGGTCAGTTGTCTTGGTCTTGCGGTCGTGACATGACTTACAAAGTGCTTGCCAGTTGGTTTGATTCCAAAAGAGGTCTTGGTCACCTCGGTGGGGTGTGATATGGTCAACCACTGTTGCCTTGGTCAATCGACCTTTGACCTTGCATTGAATACAGAGTGGATGAACTTTTAAGTAACGAAGTCGTGCTTTATTCCACTGGGCATTGTATCCTTTGGCTTTGGTTGACTTGATATCCAGTTGGTAGTTTGCTTTATGGTTGTCACAATACTTGTGACCATAAGGTACTAGGTTAGGACAACCATTTTGTTTACAAGGTGTGCTTGGTCTTCTTGGCATTTTACATCTCCCAAGGAAGATAGGATTTTGTGAAATGCCCAAAGCAAGTTGTCTTGGTGTAGTCTACATTCAAGAGATTAAGCTCCTTAATGATACCTCGTGGTGTTAAATCATACCGCTCAAGAATCATTCCTTCCAGTTGTTTTGTGATGTAGCGACTGGTTCCAAAGGTTTCTACATAAACCGACACAGGTTCTGCTACTCCAATGGCATAGGCTAATTGTACTTCACATCGTTTCGCATAGCCTTCTCTAACAATATCCTTTGCAATCTTTCGTGCCATGTATGCAGCTGAGCGGTCAACCTTGCTTGGGTCTTTTCCAGAGAAAGCACCGCCACCATGATGTGCGAAACCACCATAGGTATCTGCCACGATCTTACGTCCAGTAACTCCTGCATCCGCAAATGAACCACCAAGTACAAAGCGACCAGTTGGATTGACTAGAACTTTGAAATCTAGATTCTGACGGTAATGAAGTGCTACTGACATCATAGTTTCAGTCACAATTCGATTCACTTTGGCAAGGTCAGCCATTTCTGTATGCTGGATGGAAACTAAGAAGGTATCAATCCGTTTCTTATCATAGTCGTAGGATACCTGTGCCTTAGCATCCTTTCTAAGTAAGGGATGACCCAGTGACATCAGTTTCTCAAGGACTCGAGTTGCTAGAACATAAGGCAGTGGCAGATACTCAGGTGTTTCGTCTGTCGCATAACCAAACATCATTCCTTGGTCACCAGCACCGCCATTATCTACTCCTTGTGCAATATCGGAGCTTTGGAGTCCAAGTAAATTTGTTACTTGGACGTTCTTCAAACCAAGTGGCTCGACAACCTGACTAACAATGTTCTCGAGATTAAAGTAATGTCTTGTCGAAATTTCTCCAGCTACTATAACCTGGTTATCTTTAATTAAGGTCTCAACTGCCACTCGACTTGATTTGTCAAACTTGAGACACTCAGTCAAAATGGCATCTGAAATCTGATCACAGATTTTATCTGGGTGTCCAACCGACACCTGTTCACTAGAAATAATCATAATTCCTCCACGCAAAAAGCCCAACCTTTATGGGTTAGGCTTTAGTTTATTTTACTGATTGTTGGCCTGCTTCGTAGGCTCTCTCCAATGCTCTTTTGATTCCCCAAACCGAAACATCGTAGAAATCGAGGTTGTCGCTCCAGCGATTTTCCAAAGTTTCAACTAGTAGTTCTTCTTTAGCGATCTCTGTTAAAAGGGCATTGAGTTTTTCTTCTTGGCGTTTTGTCATTGTACTGTTCTCCTCTTCTTTTGTTGTGTACATATTAACTCTAAAAAGGAGATATATCCAGTCATTTCTGGGAGATTTTTATCTTTTTTGACATCTTAAGTATAGCACAGTCTTAAAATAAAAACAGTTCGAATTTGGTACAAATTTGGTTCGAAAACAGTTCGAATTTGGTTCGAGATTAGTTCGAAAGAGGAATTTGAAATGCTGATTCTTCTAAATCAATGTTCCTACTCATCCAACCATAACATTTCTTTAGTTGCTGATGTACCTTACGTTTACGGTAAGAGATTGTGGAACGACTAATCTCATAGTGACTAGAAATATCGTCCCAGCTCATCTCATTGAAAATCAAGTCCTTCGAAAACTGCTTCAAGTCATCTGGTATAAGGTTGACCATACTTTCAAAGAACTCTAGTTCAGTCTTAAGAAAATGATAGCACTCCATCAAACTATCCCAATATTCCTTGTTTTCTTTCGCCAACTTTTCTCGGAAACTAAGTGCAATAGTCTCTGAACGTGAATTGATCTGAGATGTTATTACCCTCTCCATATCTGGTTTTTCATAAACCAATGACTGAATCACACTCTCCTCGCTGATGGGTCGAAAATTTAGCAGCTGATTTTCCACCAATGCAAGCTTCAACTTCACATCGCTATAGTTTTTCATCAAGTACTCAATTCTATCCATCTGCCCCTCCTACTTGTGCTTTTACAGCTTCAATCAGCCGTTCTTGTTGTGCATCTTTGTTTTCTAGTGCCTTGAGGATTTCCTCATCAATCGTTCCCTCAGTCACGATGTGTTGAATAACAACTGTCTCAGCCTCCTGGCCTTGACGCCAAAGTCGTGCATTGGTTTGTTGGTATAATTCCAATGACCACGTTAAACCAAACCAGACCAAGTGGTGACCGCCTTTTTGGAGGTTCAAACCATGACCTGCTCCAGCTGGATGAAGTAAGCCAACTGAAACATTACCTTTATTCCATTCACGAATATCTTCTTCTGTTTTCAACACCCGACTCTTTACCTTGAGTTTTTCTAAACGACCCAGAATCCGAGCCAAGTCATGTTTGAACCAATAGGCAACTAAGACAGGTTCTCCATTCGCGGATTCAAGGATATCTTCAAGGGCATCAAGTTTTTGTTCATGTAATGCCACAACCGAATGATCATCAGAATATACGGCTCCATTGGACAACTGAACTAACTTGCTCGTAAGGCTTGCAGCATTGGCAGCAGTTACTTCTAGTCCATCTAACTCTGACAATACATACTCTTTCTTAAACTGAATGTATTTTTCTTTTTCCTTTTCTGTCATGCGCACCAGTTTCTTGGTAGAGATCAATTCAGGCATATCCAGATAATCTAGGGCTTTCATGGAAATGGTAATATCACTAATCTTGTCTTGAATTTGACACTCCGCATAATCCATGGGGATGTATTCATAGACAATGTTTCCGTTGCGACGACCTTCTTCAAAGTAGCGACTACGAAACTCACCGATGAAGCGACCAAGACGTTCTCCTCCATCAATGACTTTAAACTCTGCGAACAAGTCCATCAGTCCATTAGAACTCGGTGTTCCTGTTAGTCCAACAATACGTTTCATGTAAGGACGCATTGCCATAAAGGCTTTGAAACGCTTGGACTGCCAAGACTTGAAAGAACTCAATTCATCAATCACTACCATATCCCACTTGAAATAGGGACTACATTGTTCCACCAGCCAAGGTAGGTTTTCACGATTGACGATATAGATATCCGCATCTTTCTGAAGAGCTACCATTCGTTGCTTGGGAGTACCAACTATTTTCGAATACCGTAAGTGACGCAACTCAGACCATTGCTCAATCTCATCACTCCATACTGTATTTGCGACTCGAAGCGGGGCAATAACCAAAACCTTTGTGACTTCAAATCGGTCAAACATCAATTCATTCACTGCAGACAAGGTTGTAGCCGTCTTTCCCATCCCCATGTCTAGGATGACTGCTGCATAAGGGTGAGCTATGATAAAGTCCTTGGCGACTACCTGATAGTTATGTAAAGTCAATTTCATCTAGCACCTCTCCAATCATCTCAATGCGGTCAATCACATAAACCGTAAAGCCTAACCGCTCGAACAGTTTATGTCTTGACACTTGTAACATCCTTGGCTTTTGGTCAGGAGCTTTTACTTCCACCAAGCCAAACTTGCCATTGGGTAAAAACACCAACCTGTCTGGTACACCAGAAAAAGATGGTGATACCCACTTAGGACAAATCCCTCCTCGAGCTTTCACATACTTCACCAAAGCTTGCTCAACATATTTTTCTCTCATCGTTTTAAAACCTCTCGTCAGATTGAAGTGTGTAGGTCTAGTGCAGTCATTTCTAAAACTTCTCTTATAGGTATTTTTTATAGTAATTTTTGCTTATAGGATAGTTTTAGAAAAGACCATAATAGACCTACACAAAATCAAAAAATGTCACTCATGTTGGTCGTTTTAATCATTTTTCCGAAACCTCATTCAAAATAAGTTCCAACCATTCAGTCAACGACCTACACACGTAAAATAGTCCATCACCTCTCTTGTGGAGGTAAGTGGCTAAAAATGTTGGTCATTAATCTAAGAAATCATAGCCATCATCTACCAATTTCAAACCAAGAATGAGGTTACCTTTACTTGTCCGTTTTCGTTTAAAACCTGCCTGATCAAGAGCAGAATAAAAATCGGTCGTGCTGCGTGTGTACTCCATGTTTTTGGCGCAATAGGCACGATACTGACTGTAGAGTTCTCCTGATTTTTCTGTCAACTGATCACCAACTTGACAGCAGTCACTAAGGAAGTGTCCTAACCAGTCATTGGCCTCACGATAGGCTTTGACGGAAGCTGATACCGCAGTTGGTACTTTTGTTTTGAAGTTCGCTTTGATAGCTTTTTCTGCACCTTCGATAATCCAGGACAAAATTGCAGGTGCCGCATTGTCATACAAATGGTCCGCAAAGTTTTTGATGTCAGAGCGACCAGTGATTTTGGCATTAAAAGGAATAACAACCAAACGTCGCCACGTTCCATCATCGTTCGCTCCTACTTTAGGCAGATGGTTAGTGTAAAGAACCAGCGTGTGTGATGGCACGAAGTGAAATGGGTCCTTGTACTTTTTCTCCGCTTGGATTTCATCAGTTGAGGTAATCTGCTTAACAACGGCTGTATTGAGTCTCATCCCTTCGGCCATTTCAGAAGCAATGACCAGACGTTTCCCTTTAAGCTCAGCAAGCTCAGGACTGACATTTCGCTTGTTGGACATTGTCAAGGCATCAGCCGATAATTTCCCAGAATAGCTTCCTAGAACACGAGCGATGGTGTTCCAAAAAGTAGACTTACCGTTTGCCCCACCTCCGTAGGCAATAATCATATGTTCCTGATAGACCTTACCGATTGCTGCCATACCAATAATTTCTTGAACATAATCAATTAATTCTTGGTCATTACAGAAAAAGGTAGCTAAAGTTTCCTGCCATAATCCCATTCCCTGATCACTAGGAGAGACTGCTGTCATTTTAGTTATATAATCTTCAGGATTGTGTTCTTGTGACCCATTTATTCCTTTTCGTAGATCATAGGTAGCCTCTGGAGTATTGAGTAATAAGTCATCACTATCTAATTCTGACAGTTCTACTGAAAACATTGGTTTAGCTGTATTATAGACAGCCATCAAATTCTTATAGTCACGATGTTTCATAACAAATTTATGAAACTCTTTAGCTGCTAGATAGGCTTTTAAATATTTCAACTGAAGTGGAGTTTCGACTGCATTTTCTAGTCGCTTTCCACCAGCCTTAATGGTCAATTCATCAATACCTGAAGACTGAAGTTGCTTCTCTGCAGATTCCAAGAGTGCATCCGCTTCAGCAAGTTGTTCATCGGTAAAGTGTACAACTGCACCTAATGCCAACTGCTTGTTCTCACGCCAGTGAGTTCCATCATAGTAAAGATAGTCCGTTGCATTGGTATAAGCGAGCCTGTTCGCATACTCTCTTGCAAGAACTCCTGCTTCCCCAACATCCGAGTAATCATCTGGTTTTAATGTTTCTCGATTAAACTGTTCTGGTGAAACATAATCTTCAGAACTTTTAATGGTTTTATTGTAGAAACGTACTGCACTGCCCCAGATGGTATCTAACTCCGCTTTATCAAGTGGCGGTACACATTTCTGTGCCTGTTCATCAAAACCATCCCTAGCTTCTTGGGTAACGCCTAACCGTTTGAGAATTTTCGCAGCAAATACAGACATCGTTGAATTACGACTCCCTTGCTGGATTGGTCCACTTGGAGGAGTATAGAAGTCTGCATCGAAATCTTCCTCGTCATCAATAGATACAGCTTGAAACAAATCTTCATCAATAGTTAGCCATGAATCATGCCATATAACCTGTGCATTGGGATTTCCAAAGAAGAAACGTGCCGCATCCTTGGCATGATCATCAAAAAACTTGTATTGATTACAGAGTTCCTCCTTCATAGCTACATAGATGTCTTTATCTGTTACCTCATTAATTTGGAAGTAGATATGAAACTTGGGTCTAGGTACTTTTCCTGCCTTAGCCTGCATGTGACTACGGCTCGTCACCAAGGCAAAGTTATAATCCGCAAAGATTTCTTTTAATCGATCGACCGTCATCCATTCATCTGGATTCTCAGAATGGTCATTATCAATATCCATGACCAAAACGTCCGACTGGATGAAATTGGTATTTGAGCGTGTATTGTTTAAAAACAGCCCCGCCACATGGTCGAATTGCACAACAGTTTGTAGCGATATTTCATCTGTAACAGTTACTTGATTGGGATAGACTGTGGTTGTCTGAACCCCAGTCTGTCCAGAATGAGATAAGGTAAATTGCATTATGCACCCTCCATATTTTTGCAGTAATTTTAGAAATATATCTTCTTAACTTACTAAGTAAGAATCTGACAAATTTTTCCGCTCTTTCAGAAAAAAATTATTCAAAAAAATAGAAGTTTCTTATTAAATTGCACAGGAAACTTTTTTGATATTCAAAAATTTTTCAAATCAAACGGAAAAACATCACTTGGTTCTACTTAGTAATGTGTAAGAGATATGTCTAAAAAAAATCTCTTGCAAAGTGGAAAAATTAATCAAAACCTTACTCAGTAAGATAGGAGGTCCAAATATGGTAAACGAACCATACATCAAACCTGATGAAGACGTAGCTGATACTCTCATCGCTATCAGCGTCATCTCAAAACTACTCGCTCGGAAAATTATGGAGGAAGAAAACAATGAGCAAAATGAAAGAACTGAATAGACTAATTCATGATATGGAAGAAACCGCAAAGTACTACCTTCGCTTGGTGGATGAGTTCAAGAAACTCCTCTCTTCTGAGGAAGAAACAGTTCCTGAACCAATATCACCCAAATCTGAACCACAAAAGGAAATTCAATTGGAGGATATCCGTGCTGTCCTTGCGACTAAAGCTAAAGTTGGCTTTAAGAATGAGGTTCGTGCTCTTCTAAATGCTTACGGTGCTTCTTCACTATCAGCGCTTGACCCTAAACACTTTGCGGCAGTCCTTGAAGAAGCTGGAGGGATTGGTAATGACTAACCACGCCATTCTATCCGCATCTGCATCACATCGTTGGTTGAACTGCCCACCATCTGTTCGACTTACAGAGGAACTGCCTGATACAACATCTGATTTTGCTCTCGAAGGTACTGATGCTCACGAGTTGTGTGCTTATCTAGTTGATAAGGCTCTAGGTAGGAATGCGCGTGATCCGACTGAGGATTTAACATTTTATAACGATGAAATGCAGGATTGTGCAGAAGAATACCGCAACTATGTCATGGAGCAAGTTGAGAAAGCCAAAGGCTACTCTCGTGACCCTACAGTTCTTGTCGAACAACGACTGGACTTTTCTAAGTGGGTGCCTGAAGGATTTGGAACTGGGGATTGCCTTATTGTGGCAGACGGACTTCTTCAGGTTATTGATTATAAGCACGGACTTGGTGTTCTAGTTGATGCAGACCATAACCCACAAATGATGTGTTATGCCCTAGGTGCTCTTGAGATGTTTGATGGACTTTATGATTTTGAAAAAGTTACCATGACCATCTTTCAACCACGAAAACATAACATATCTACCTTTGAGATAGAAAAGACTGAGTTGCTTGAATGGGCTGAAAATGAACTCGCTCCAAAAGCTGAACTTGCATTCAAAGGCGAGGGGGACATGCAGTCTGGTAAACACTGCCAATTCTGTAAACTCAAGAATGTCTGTCGTAAACGTGCGGAGGATAATTTGGCACTAGCCAAGATGGAGTTTGCGAATCCAGCTACCCTTGATAACGAGGACATTGCAGAGATTTTACCTAAGCTAGACTTGTTGATTTCATGGGCAAATGACATCAAAGCATATGCTTTTAATCAAGCGACCGAAGGACATCCTATCCCAGGATATAAACTGGTTGAAGGTCGCTCTGTTCGTAAATTTTCAGACGAAGCTGCCGTCAGTCAAGCTGTGATTGAAGCTGGCTTTGACCCTTACGAGAAGAAACTGCTCACTATCACTGCCATGACCAAACTCTTAGGTAAGAAAACCTTTAATGACCTGCTTGGTGGTCTTATCATAAAACCAAGTGGTAAACCAACACTCGTTCCAATTGACGATAGCCGTCAAGAGATGAACCTAGCAAAACATGAATTCAAAGAGGATTAACTAAATGACAACTAAAGTAATAACAGGACCAAACACTCGCTTCAGCTACTTAAATGCCAATGAGCCAAAGTCGATTAACGGTAGCACTCCCAAGTACAGTGCCTCACTCATCATTCCAAAAGAAGATACTGTAACCATTAACAATATCAAGGCCGCCATTGAGCAAGCATACAAAGAAGGTGAGTCAAAACTCAAAGGCAATGGCAAATCGGTACCTGCATTATCTACTCTGAAAACTCCACTTCGTGACGGAGACCTTGAACGCCCGGATGATGAAGCATACAAAAATGCTTACTTCGTAAATGCTAACTCTCCACACAAACCTGGTGTGGTTGATGGCAATCGTCAAGAAATCATTGATACTTCCGAATTGTACTCTGGTATCTATGGTCGCGCTTCTATCACCTTCTATGCTTTCAATTCGAATGGTAATAAAGGTATTGCTTGCGGTTTGAATAACTTGCAAAAATTGCGTGACGGTGACCCCCTTGGTGGACGCACTCGTGCTGAGGATGATTTTGCGACAGAAGACGATGATGACTTTTTGAACTAGAAATGGAGAATTAGATTGATGATGTATACTATTTTGACTTGTACTTTTATGGGACTTTGGGGGCTTATCGGACTATACTTCGGGTATATGACCATTAGAGATGACATTCGAAATGAAATGGAACGAAAGGCAAAGCAAAATAAAGAAAAACTTAGCCAAACACCACTCAGTCGAAAAAACAAATAGAACTTTAGGTGGCAGTACTTCTGTCACCTTTTTCAGAAAGGATAAACTATGCCAATTAAAGAGATTAGTATAGACCTCGAAACTTATTGTGAAATTGACTTACGAAAATCTGGTGTCTATCGCTATGCGGAAGATGACAGTTTTGAACTCCTTCTGTTTGCGATATCTGTCAATAATGGACCAGTGACTGTTTACGACTTAACTAAGGAGAAATTACCACAAGACATTCTTGAAGCTTTAGTAGACGATAGAGTCATCAAATGGGCATTCAACGCTTCATTTGAGCGGATTTGTCTATCCAACTGGCTCAAGAAATATCATCCTGATTTGTTATTAGATAGATTTTTATCTCCAGTTTCTTGGAGATGTAGCATGATTTGGTCCGCTTATTTAGGACTTCCCCTCTCCCTTGAGGGAGTTGGAACGGTTCTCAAACTCAAAGACCAAAAGATGAGAGAGGGAGCTGACCTCATTCGCTACTTCTGCGTGCCTTGTAAGCCGACGAAAATTAACAGTGGACGGACACGTAACCTCCCTCAGCACGCGCCTGACAAGTGGTCCACCTTTATCGATTACAACAGACGTGATGTTGAGGTCGAATTGACCATCAAGGAACGACTGAAAAACTTCTCAGTACCTGATTTAGTTTGGGATGAGTACCTCCAGGATCAGATTATAAATGACCATGGTATTGGCATAGATATTAACTTTGTAAAAGCCGCTATCAAAATAGACGGAGAGAGCAAAGCCAAAATTCAAGAAGAGTTAAAAGCATTAACAGGTCTTGAAAATCCCAACTCTGTTCTGCAGATGATTGGCTGGTTACGAGAACATGAAGTAACTACAGATTCTCTAGACAAAAAAGCTGTGAAAGAATTACTCAAAACGGTTGATGAAAAAACAGCTCAAGTTCTCAAACTTCGTCAGCAAGCTGCCAAATCTAGTATCTCCAAATACCATGCCATGATGAACTGTGTTTGTAAAGACGGTCGAGCAAGAGGAATGTTTCAATTCTATGGGGCAAACCGAACTGGTCGATGGGCTGGTCGCTTGGTGCAACTTCAGAACTTACCACAGAACCACCTTCCTGACCTAGAGGAAGCTAGAGAACTTTTCATAACTGGTGACTTAGAAGCTACTGAGCTACTCTACGACACACAAGATACCTTATCTCAACTTATCCGAACAGCCTTTGTCCCTAGCAAAGGAAAGAAATTCATTGTTTGCGACTTTTCAGCAATCGAAGCTCGTGTCCTCTCCCACTTAGCTGGTGAGAGATGGCGTAGTAAGGTCTTTGAACAAGGTAAGGATATCTACTGTATGTCTGCGTCACAAATGTTCGGTGTGCCAGTTGAGAAACATGGTCAAAATGCAGACCTACGTCAAAAAGGGAAGATTGCGGAGCTTGCTTGTGGATATGGTGGTTCAGTCGGTGCACTCAAAGCCATGGGTGCACTTGATATGGGACTATCAGAGGACGAACTCCAACCACTTGTTAACTCATGGCGACAAGCAAATCCCAATATCGTTCTCTTATGGTGGGATGTTGATAATGCTGTAAAGACTGCTGTAAAGGAACAAATTCCAACATCTACTCACGGTATTCAATTTGAAGTAAGAAGCGGCATTCTATTCATTACACTCCCATCTGGTCGTAAATTAGCATATATCAAACCAAGAATTGGAGAGAACCAATTCGGAGGGGAATCTGTCACCTACGAAGGGACTGGAACTGCTAAACGTTGGGAGAAGTTAGAAAGTTACGGTCCAAAATTTGTAGAAAACATTGTACAAGCTATCAGCCGTGACATCCTTGCTTACTCTTTGAAGCAACTGAAAGAGTTTAAAATTGTAGGCCATGTACACGATGAAGTCATAATCGAATGTTCAAGGGAACAAAAACTTGATGAGATTGCATCATTAATGGGGATTGCACCAGATTGGTTGTCTGATATTAACCTTCGTGCCGACGGATACGAATGCTTATTCTATCAGAAAGATTAGTAAAAAATCGCCACCTCATAATTGAGATGGCGATTCTGTTATTTATTTAATGCTTTGTAAAGCTCAATCCCTTCTTTCTTAGTATTATTGATTTTTTTATAGCCTGCAGATTTCTGTACTCCTAGTTTTTCAAAGATTTCCTTATTCTCATAACCTTTAAATAGCATTTCCAAAATTTCTGGTGCTTGAAAGTTTGATTCTGCAAGTTTTGATTTCAAAAACTCAAATTGATCCATGAATAGATAAAGCTCAATCCCATCATCGATAACTGGTAAATCTTGTTTCTCTGTGAATGCTTCCCAAGATGAAATCTTAGGGGCATTTTTACTTGGCTTACGAAAATCTTTGAGATAATCATTAACTGAGTTGTTATACCACCAGACCATCTGTTCATATTCCTCTTCTGCGACTGGAACAAAGGCAGTTAATATTGGAATACCCATAATACGACATTGACGAAACGTACCACGTAGCAACCCTGAATGGTGTGAGGTCATGTAGTAATCCTGTACGAACATTGGAGCTAGTACTTCACCTTCAGTTGGAGGTACCCCAGTTGATGAAGATTGAGCTTGGCAGTAGTTGAAAAAGTTGACGTTGATTGTCATGATTGATTGGCTTTCCAGTTAATACCGAAAGCACACATGACAAATCAAGGCATGCAAAAAATATTCTTGACCGCATAGTTACTTTCCTCTATGTTATCGGTCAGCTAACCTCACAGACTGACTGTGCACTCTCACACCATGACTTTGAGGTTCGCTATGATCAGTAGCAAATCACGGTATGAGATTACTTTTAGTCTAGTATCTCATGGAAAATAAAAAAGAAAATAGCAAGGTTCTGACACGGTCAAAACCTTGCTACTATCCAATTTTCTCCTTTAAAACACAAAAAACATTCCGAAATAACATAAAAATCGTGTCAACATTGTGACACGATTATTTGATAGATATTCCTCTTTTTATTAAAAATTGTTTTGCTGCTGCTACAGATTGTCCTTGGAAATGGTTAAGCAGGTATTGGTAAGCCATATCTTCTCTATCACCATTTTTTATTTTAAAGTTTGAGAGCGATAACAGATGCTGATTAATAAAATCAGGTAGCTCAAGATACACTAATACCAATACAAAGAGCTGTAAACTACCACCCGTTCCTTTAAACAGTCGTTTAATCGTTGATTCACTGGAATCTACTGCTTCTGCAATTTTAGGAAAAGTTTCTTCTTGATAATCTTTTACCTTATTCATTGCTTCAGTGAAGTCATTAGGCAATAGTCTAAACAATGTAAATTCACGATTTCGTTGCTCCGTTTCAACTTCAAGCTTTCTTTCATCAATTGAATATTCAATGCCATGTTTGTATGAAATCTCAAATTTATAAGAACTAGGATGTAGCAGATATAAAGTAAAATCTTCTTCAAACCCAACTTCCTCATATTCCCTGCGCTTTACATCAAATATTATCGCATACTCATCGAGCTTCTCGAGAGCTGCTGATGAAATAAAAGGGTGTTGCATGAAGTACCATACTACTTCTGGACTATTAATAACCACATGTCCATCAACATAGATATAACATTTAGAATCAATCAATTCTCGAAAATTACAATCGGAGACATATAAATCAAACATTTGTTGTTCTGAAATAGTTAGAGTCTGATTGTGATTTACTTTTAGTTTATTAAAAGCATAATTGTTAACATATCGACCATCTACAAATTCCAAAACTCCACGAACTTCATCAAATCCTAATTCAATCAATCTTACTCTTGCTGACTGTTTTGAGACATGGAAAAAATCTGCCAACTCTTCAATAGTAATTTGAAGAATATCTAGCATTCCAGTACGTTTGTTATTTTCTGCAATCTCAGTAATTAATTCTAATGCTTTTTTACAAAAAGTACTTCTTGGCATCAAAATTCTAGGTGGAACAACCTTCGCTTGTTTTTCTATCCACATTCTAGCGTTCTTAAAATCTTTATCTCTGGCTTTATAATCATCTTGCGAGAGTAAAAATTCCTTCATCATTATGTGAGGTCGATGTCTATAGTGATGATATGCCTCATGAATGAGTGTTAGGTTTTTATTCCCTTTCACAAATTTACTTGCATCATAAATCACCGTTCCTTCAGAAACAACTAAACTTTTGTAAGAATTGTAAGTATGGTCATATACCCTAGCTAGTTCTGACCTAAAATGACTTTGACCACGAATGCTACCATCAGGGCTTAAGGGGCTTTCCAGCAATATCAGTCCAAGGCTATTTATCGCAATTAGAGGGTCAATGGGTTGCGGTAGCTTCAATGCAGAACTATAAAAGGTATTCAGAAATTGTTCTGCTTCTTCCTCGTACTTTGTTTGATACATATAGGGAAGTAACGTTGAATCTAGCTGTGTTTCACTATCAAACTTTACTTTTCGAAGTTCACCAATTTCTACTAGTGACATTATGACTTCATCATCAAAGAATAACAAATATTCAATCGTATGTTTTCTTTGGATATCTCTTATCTCTGTCTTCTCTTTACAAATAAACTCGAAATGTGCTTCTGAAGTCACATTAACTAATAATCGAATAGTTCGATAATCCTTTTGAAACGGAGTAACTTTAATATATTTTATGTTTGGAAGTTCTTTTGAGAACACTTGCCAGCTCTCAACACTGGTTTCTATCTTAGCTTTAATATCCAATAAAATATTACTATGAATATCTGACTTAATTTGATTTATAAATTTTCTTTTAATATATTCTGTAATTGGCATCTTACAACCTCAATTTCGTTGCTTTATAATGCAACATAATGTTGAGAATATTATATCAAAAATTGTTAAAAAAATCAGCACATTATTCTATTACAAGAAAATTTGTGCTAATGTTACTTTAGATATGATTGAACTACTAAAACCAGAAAAACGATTTGATCAAACGATATATTTTACATATAGAATGGATGAATACTAAGCAGATTTTGCATCTGAATGTTCTTTTGTTGCAAAGTTTGATATTTTTGATATAATTGTTGCATAATAAAGCAACAAAGGTGGTGCGTCATGTTTTCTGGAATTCGTCTTAAAGAGAAAAGAATTGAGAGAAAATTTAATCAGTCTGAAATTGCCTATAGATTAGGTATCAATAGAGCTTCATACAATAAGTGGGAGTCTGGAAAGTCCACCCCGAATCAAAAAAACCTTACTGCTCTCGCCAAAATCCTAGATGTCCCAGTCACTTATTTTGAATCTGAATACAACATTGTCAATAACTATCTTCAGTTATCTCCTAACAACCAAGTAAAGGCAGAGGAATATGTAGAGGGGCTTCTACTTTCTGAACAAACCTCTAACGTAACTCCCCTCTTCTCAGTACAAGTGCTAGCAGATGTTCAACTCTCAGCTGGTCTTGGAGAAGGATTCTTTGACGAGTTTGAAACTGAGACAGTCTACTCTGATGAGGAACAATACGGTTACGACATTGCTGCTTGGATTGAGGGAGACTCTATGGAGCCTATCTATAAGAGCGGTGAAGTCGCACTAATTCGTTCAAACGGATTCGACTATGATGGTGCTGTCTATGCACTAACTTGGAATGACTCTGTCTATATCAAAAAGCTCTATCGTGATGAGGATGGATTTAGAATGGTTTCCCTGAATAAGGACTATCCTGAGAAGTTCATCCCTTATGAGGATGAACCAAGAATTGTCGGTCTAGTTGTAGGTCACTTTATGCCTGTCGAGGGAGTATAGTCATGAAATTAAAAGATATTTTAGAACTTGGAACATATGGTTTCAACCCTGATTGTAAAGTTGAAATTTTCAATATGGACAACTTTGAAGAGCGACTAGAAAATGAAGGATTCGATGAAATTCTTATTCCTCAAAATGAAGATGCAAAAATTTATCCTTACGCTTTTTTGATAGAAGATTCTGTTTTGATTGCTATGACCGAGGAGGATGGCAATACCTATGAACGTTAAAGAAATGATTTACATAAAGGGCGAACGTATTATCTTTACTCCTGACAAATTTGAATACGACATCACAGACTACATCGGTGAACTTATCGAAGAGCTAGAAAAACTCAAAAGGAGATAACCCTATGGGCTATATCGACTATTCTATTGAACCTCAAAGTGACATAGCCTTCCTCGATATGAAGTCCTTCTACGCTTCAGTAGAATGTGTGGATAGAGGTTTACATCCACTCTACACATCACTGTGCGTCATGAGCCGTGCAGACAACTTGGCAGGATTGATTCTCGCTTCTTCTCCAATGTTTAAGAAAGTATTCGGTAAAGCGAACGTAGGTCGTTCTTACGACTTACCATTTGATATCAACACTCGAAAATTCAGCTATCAAAATGGCTCGAGTTGGCCTAAATGATGTCTACCGCCGAAATTTTGAACCATACGTTAGTGGAAACAGGTCAACCGTTTTTTAGCGTTTTCGAGGTATGTGGAAACATATCAACGGGTTCGAGGTTTTAGTGATACGTATTATGATCGAAATTAATCTGCTCAGGATAAGGAACAAGATACCCATCCTCAACTCCCAGCATATCACCGGCAATTAGTGTTTTTGCTCTGCTTAGGATAAATAGTATGAAAAAATAAATTAGTGATTGTCATATTAAATTCTTATCCTTTGGGATAAAAATACATAGAAAAGGATTAGATTTCTCTAATCCTTTGAAATGATTTTTATAAGGAGTATATTACTCTACTAAGCTCAGACTCCTTCCAATCGGTCTTCGCTGTCACTCGCCTTCTCGGGAAGTCTTTGCATAGGTGGAACATCTGCTTCTTCGGTCGCTTTGCTTCCTCACGAGCTTCACAACATTTTCGATCTTTGTTTATAACTCCCAAGCACAAGCAATTTTTATATTATTTTTCTCCTAACCATGTCTCAAAATTTGACGCTAATTCCTGTGCCTCATTAAAAAATCTGCTGGTATGGTAACCGTCGCAAACCGCATGATGCACCTGTACAGACATAGGTAATAAAATTTTATTATCCTGCTGAAAATACTTACCCAAAGTAAAAATAGGGATTAGATATGTTGCATCATTGTAAATATTCAGGTTGAATCCGGTAAAATTCACCCAAGGAATGCTGGACACATTAATTGTATTAGCAGGTTCACCTGCCTTAGGCATGAAATTCAAAACGTCGCTATAGTTTCTAATATCCTCAAGGTAATTATTGTAAAAACGTGGGAAGTTCTCGTCATACTCTGTCCAAATACTTGAAAAAGTTTCGTTATCCTTATGAAAGACAGTATAACTTGGATTCATACTATCCCAGTATCCTAACTTACCGTTTTGATCAAAACAGGTGCGGAACTCCTTGTGACGATTAACCACAGTTGTGATAATATAAATAAGCGTAGGGTACAGTTTCAGTCCCTTAGGTTTAATTTCACGCAGTAAACCAGTTATCTCTATATTTGCAGTCATACTGTAAGTGCACCTAACCGCATTTAAATAATGCTCAAAGTACGGCTTTCTATTCCAATCCTCAATATCTATCAAATTAAATTTCAT